CCATTAGGATAATCTGGGGTTACACAGAATCTTCCATTATGAGCATCTAAATCTCCATTGTTTTTAAATTCATAATCCTCATTAAAAAATCCTTGAGGGAAATATGCAAAAGAAGGTCTATTAGATCTTGTTACCAACTCATATCCAGATCTCATGGCTTTAATGGATCCGCCAGTTAGAGTTGAATATCCATAAGGACCATATATTGGATTTCCATCATATGCCCAACCAATTATTGGAGAGTGGTAAGATGATGCTATTTCTTCGTTTGCTGCTTCTCTTAGATCAGTTATTCCATATAAGATCAAATCATTTGAACCATCTTGAGATTTGGAATATAGGGACTTTCTAAGTTTTCTTGGGGCATACAAATGGCAATACTGAAGTTCATAATCACTTCTATCAGATAATGAAACTATCCCATCATCATCTGTTATTGTATTAAAATACTTCTGGAATAAATTGATAGTCCATGCTTGTATATTTGCAAAGAATCTACAATTTGATCCTGCAGGAATTACATCTATTGAAGTTCCATCTGTGTATCCTACTCCACCAGATAATACTTTGACCTCAACTAACTCGCCATTTTCTATAACTGGTACAAGTTTTGCATAGTTTCCACTTCCATTAATTCTTAGTTCTGGCGGACTATTATACCCAGATCCTCCCTTTATTACTAAAACTTCTGATATTTTATTATTTTCTGTTACTACTGTTAGTTGTGCTCCTGTACCACTTCTTAATTCAAATACTGGTTGTCTGTTATAATTAATGATCTCCTCAGAACCGTAATTGGATCCATTATCCGTCAAATGAATAGATTCTATTCCTCCTCTAAAAATTGGTTGGACTTTTGCAGAAAAGTCTTGTCCAGATAATGTGGAAACTCCTATATTTCCACTGACAGATACTGAAATTGATGGGTAATTGAAAGAATGAATTCCAGATCCAACAGAATTTAACTCTACATATTGCTCTGTTTCTAGATAATATGTTTTTGAGATTGTACCAAGACCAACTGGAGCTAGTTTAAATGAATTGTCATCTATTCTTTTTACAAGATATTGTAAATTAGTACTGAGACCACCAATTGTTGATCCAGATGTTGAATAGACTATTTCCTCTCCAGTATTGTATTGGTGCGATGATATGTTTATTGTTCCAATAGAGGTATTGATTCCGGATATTGTCGTAGTTCTTTCTTTATTTTCATATCCCTCTCCAGAATTTGTCACTATAATATCAGATATTATCTGTTTTCTAACAGCAGATTTAAATCTGTGTATTCCAGTACCATAATCGTTTATATTTACAGTATTGATACCAGATATTGCCTCATTTTCTTTGTTATGAAGTCTAATATTAAAACCATCAATAACAGAAACATAGTATGATGCATCTGTTGTTAGACCAGCAATGCCTGATTGACCATCTGTTAGATAAATTACTCTTTCATAATCCCTAAATTTGTGATATGTCGAGAATCCTAATGTATCTGTAAATAGATTTACATTTGTGGATGTTGAATTTGCATTAAAATATACATTATGCTCCACGGAGGTCATATTCACCTCTGCAGATGCATTCTTTCCATTTCCTCCCAGTACAGTAACGGTCGGTGTATTCAGATAATCAAATCCAGAATCAAGTATTTGAATGGCCTTTAAATCACCCTTAACCGCACAAATTCCAGTTGCTCCAATTCCTTGATAGTCGCTTATATTCAAACTTGGTGGATTTATGACATCATATCCACTACCAGGAGAAGTTACATCAATACTATTAATTCGACCATAAAATACAGTTTCTGATGATTTATAATTTAAAATTTCTACGCCATTGACTAGGACGCCAACTTTTCCTGGCAAAGTCTCATAATTTCCACTTTTGTTGATTGGTTTTTTTACTTCTCTAAAAATATTCTGTGCTTTTAAATCTTTTTCAAAGAAATCATAGTATTCTATTGTATTCGAAACGACAGAACCACTAACTGATATTAGTTTGTTTTCAAAAAGATCAGATGGACTCTTTGCTAAACTTATTTTTGTTGCGTCTACTCTCTTTATATAATACAGTCCCTCTTCCAGTTCTTCAAATTGACTTACAAATTCTTCAATAAATTGATCTCCACTCTCGGTAATTGTTACATTTTCTGTTCTGAATGGAGAATAATAAACTTTATCACCAGTGAAAAATCCATGATCCTTAATAACACCATTGTCAGGAATAATTTGGAGAACTTCTCCACTAAATTCTCCAGATATGGTGACTTTTTTGTTATATGGATTTAATGTCTGATCATAGTAAAATGGAATTGATTGTGAAGCTACCAGAATATCATCGGAAAAATTAGTATATGTATTCTGAATATTTGCTACTTTAGAATTTAACTGTGGATATTTTGTAGAATTTGGTTTTGTAATATATCTACTTACCACATATGATTGATTGTTGTTTAGTTGTCCTTGGCCTATTACTGATATTCTAGATGCATCTAGAATATCAACAACTGTAGAGTCTCTTTCTACTGAAGAACTATTAGTTATTTTTATAGTATCTCCAATTTTGAAATTGTGAGAATCAAAAAATTCTATATTATATGTCGAGTCTGAACTATCTACAAGTACTATATTCTTAACTTTGAAATTATTTGCAATATTATCAATCCAATTATTTCTTCTTGTTGTTGCTAAAGATATTCCCAAAGATTTTATTCTAATAGTATCATCTTTAGAGAAAAGATATGTATTGTCGGGTATAACAACCTCATTCAATACGGATCCAATTCTAACTCTTATTTGATTCTCTGTTGTTATACCAGAGTATCCATATGCATAAACATCAAGTCTAATATCTGTAGTTGGTAAAATATTAGAATCTATACCAGACACATTATAAAATTGCGTAACTGATTTTCCGCTATAACTTAAAGTTATTTCTGTTCCATCAGAATTCTGAGTAATTAATGTTCCTGATGATGGAAATCCAATAGTAGAATCTACATCAAGAACTGTAGAATTGGCGTTTGCCTGTGTAATTACTCTTGTTTTCGGATGTAATGAGAAATTGCCGTATGCAGTTCCTTCTAGAATAAGATCTTTATTGAAATCGGAGTCAAAACTTAGTTTAAAATATTCCTGTCCACCAATAAAAATTTTCTCTACATCTGTAATAGATGCATATGAATTACTTATATTATAATTTTCATATTCATCTTGATATAATGTACTATTCAACAAATCCAAAGGATTTCCTGAAATTGCCTCTACAACTAGATCTTTAGTTCTTCTATAACCCGCATCAGAAGGTTTAAAAATATAATCCCTTGGTTTAATTACTTCTACTTTTTCTCCATATAAAGCTGAGAAAAGAATTTTAAATGATTCATCTGTTCCTTTTGATGAATAAAAATCTTTCGATTGCTTTATAAAAAGATTTTGATTTAAATCGGAATCTAATGATCTTTCAGAAAGTCCTGGAATAAACTGATATTTAATCTTCTTTAAGAATTCCTGTAAAAATAATGCACTTAAATTATAAATTACGGAACCAGAACTATGATCACTCGAAGTTGATGATGAAAATACCAACTCATCTGGATTATTTGATTTGGTATATGAAGTTACTCCACTAAATCCCCTAATACATCCCTCGAAAGTAGTATTGGTTTTGCTTGTGTATGTTATAATCTCATCATTTATTTTTATAATTCCGTAGCGATCTGGAAACCCCTTTGTAAAGGTGTTTGGAGAAGTCGCAATAGATGTATCAGAAAAAGATATGTCATCCAATAATATAGTAGAGTCAACAGACTGAAAAATATTGTCTAATTTCGTATATTCATCAATATTTTGAATCAAGTCATAAGATCCACCTTGATATTCTTGTGATATGTAATACTGCTTTAAAAATTCTACAAGAAGCGGTGATTCTTCTGCAATGAAATCGGGAATCTGATTTTCAATGATGGATTGAATTTTTACTCTAGTTTCTGACATATCTTATCTTATATAAATTCCGTTTGAGTAACTTGATGAAACTGCATAATTGGTTCCTGAAATATCGGAACCAGATTCTATGGTATCAGATACCATATTAATTAATGTGTTATTAATATCTAGTTGCAAATAAAGATCCTGTAATCCGATCACATCATTTGAATATGGAGATATGGATATTTCTATAATAGGAGCTCCTTTATTGAGTGTAGTTGCTATTATATTGATTGGATACAACTTAATTTCACCTTTAATATAATCAATAGTACCCACATTTCTCTTAACAATCTGTGGTTCTGTTGGAGAATTTAATCTGAATAAATTAACTGTACCTGTTCTCTGATCTTGATTTGGTACATCCGAAAGGTATACAGTTCCTGACACTCCACTCACCGAAAAACCCGATGATTTTATGTTATATCCATTTACATTTTTAATATGAAATCTATTTCCGAAACAAATTTCATATTCTGCAAAAGAATTTAAGAATGCTCTCAAATCTCTTCTCATCGTAATTGTAGTAATATTTGATGTGATTGCATCACTACTGTCATCGATTATTTTTAGAAACTTACTATATTTAAATCTTGCGCCAAATTTATTAAGTTCTGTAGAATCGGCATATGCATTTACATTTGAAGATACTATAGACTTTATAGAGTTTGCTGATGGCGCAAGATTAGTGTTGTAATATACATTTGAGTTTGCCTCAATATAAAGATATTTTAAATCTACAATTTCTGGAACAATACCAGCAACGGAATATTTTCTAAGTTCTTTTTTTATATTATCCTTAATCAAGTTGGAAAGATATCTGTCATTATATGGTTTTATGCTTATAAAAACTTTTCCAAACTGGGGTGGTGTCAATTCTTCTCCACCATAAACAGAAACTGATTCTGATTCGGGGTATATTGTGGGAATCAATGCTTCATAGTCTGAAGATGTTACTGCACGATTTCTTGATGCATATATTCTAGTGGCATACTTTTTGATAGATTCTACACTTTCAATGTTTGTACCAAGACTAGATGCCTCTACTGTAGTAATGAGAGATATTCCAGATGTGATTACTCTCTCACTTTGATCTACTAATGTTCCACTAAAGACAAAAGACGAAAGATTATTGGCATTCTCACCATTAGATACGACATAATTTACTGTGATGTAATTTGGCTCTTCTAGTTTTACGCCAAAGATGCCATCACCAAAAATTAACTCATATCTTTCATCTTCAATTTCTTGAATAAAGAAAACCGCAGAATTTGAATCTATATCAAATAAACTGTCTGCAAGAGTGTATGTTCTGGTAACGGTTGATAATTCGGAGGGTTTTACTGTCACATTTAACAGTCTTGTATCAATTCCAGTATTATCTAAAATGAATCTTTGATTTGGATCGAAAGAACTTACTGTAAAGTTCTGATTTATACGAGTTCCTTCATAGATTTCAACATCATTAAACTCTGCAATATTATTAGTTACTGGGACGGTAATATCAGATGGGATTATAAATGAATAACTCTCAGAACCAAAAGAGCGAGTTGTGCAAACTACTCCAGCCTTTAAGGTGAGTTGTGTTGGAACATTACTAAGATTTGATGTATCAACGAAAAAAGATATCTTTGCTCTCGCAGATCTTCTTGATCTTGGAACATATCCAATGTTTCTCGCTAGAGATACTACATTCTCTCTTAATGTAGCACTATCAATGAACACCTCATTTGCCACCATATTGGCATTGTATGAGGTTATGTAAGTATTATATGCAAGCGTATCAATAATTGTGGATAGATTTGATCCTTCAAAATCATAATCAGTAAAATTTGAATTCGATCTAAGGTAGTCCTTAATCGAAGTTTTTATTTGATCGAAATCTAAATTAGCGAAATTTACTAATGCCATTAGCGTGTTGGTTGTAATGCAAATGATAACTGTTGTGGTAATACATCAATTCCAACAATTTCATACCTAACAGTTACATTAAATTCCCCATTATCAAAATCTGGAGAAACATCAACAGAAAGTAAGTTCACTCTAGGCTCAAAGTTTTCGATAGTTGTTTTAATTTCTTCTTGAATTGCTGATGCTGTAATTTCATCAACACTTTCAAAAAGTAATCTACTTACCTTTGAACCAAGAATAGGATTAAAAAACCTTTCTCCCTGATAGGTTAATACAAGATTGCGGATAGAACGGGCAATAGCAGTTTCATTTTTAATCGCAATGAGATCATAGGTCAACGGATTGACCTGAAATGAAGTACTAATGTCTTTAAAACCCTTACTTACCCGTTCTACAGGCATGGAAAATTATAAATCTATCTTATTTATCAGTGTTTTTTGGATTCATAAAGAGGTTCTGTTCCATATTCCCAATCATCATA